AGTGTTGGCAATCCTCGGATATGGGTTCGCATATCGGGTGCTTGACGCTCAATATTTCGGAGTGGCACAGCGACGCAAACGTGTGTTCGTTGTCGGATACCTTGGAGACTGGCGACCTGCCGCAGCGGTACTTTTTGAGCGCCACAGCTTGCAAGGGCATTCTGCGCCGAGCCGAGAAAAGGGGAAAGAAGTTGCCGCCAGCACTAGCGCAGGCACTTCAGTTGGTAGCCTGTGCGCCCGAACAGGACAAAGCATAAGTGTGCAGGATGCAGCGCAAGGTCATCTGATGCCAATCTACGGCGGTTCTGACCCAAACACCTCAGATACCGTGACAAGCAAATGGGCTAAAGGTAGTGGCGGCTCAGCTGGTAATGAGTGCGGATTGTTTGTAGCACAACCTATCCCAATTGCATTCAGTGGGCAGATGTCAAACCCGCAGACTGATGTGGACATGACTCAGACATTGGGAGCCAAGAATCCAATGGCGGTGGCGCAACCTATTGCGATACAGGACATTCGCCCAGTTGAAAAGATGCAAGGCGGCAAGGGTTGGAATGATGATGGCACTGCTTACACAATTGACACCTGGGCAACTCAGGGTGTAGCGCAAGCGATGGCAGTACGCCGCCTGACTCCCGTGGAGTGTGAGCGCTTGCAAGGGTTCCCTGACAAGTACACCGACATCCAGCCAAAGGGTAAGGCGACCCCTGACGGGCCGAGGTACAAGGCGCTGGGCAACTCAATGGCTGTGCCTGTGATGGCATGGATTGGCAAAAGAATTCAAGAGGTGGACGCGATATGCAAGACTCAACAGAACACATAGCCAAAGCCCTGGGAAACGCCAAGCAAGTGAATGGGAACTGGCTTGCGAGTTGCCCTGTGCCTGGGCATGGCCGCGGCAACGGGGACAAGAACCCGAGCCTCTCCATTAAGGAAGACAATGGGAAGTACCTGTTCCATTGCCACGGCGGCTGCGACCAGCACTCTGTATTCGACGCGGTACGGGAGCGCAACTTATTGCCAGCACTCCAGCGCCAGGAATATAGTCTCGCGCTTATCAAAGGTGAATTGATGACTATGCCGCAGTTGGAGAACGAGTGGGAGTATAAGGACGAGCAAGGCGAGACGCTATTCGTAAAGCGCCGGTTCAAGACCAACACTGAGAAGGGTAAGACGTACTCACTGCACAAGGTGGATGCCGCTGGCAACCGCAAGGGCAGCATGACAGGTGCGCGGATAGTGCCCTACCGCCTACCGGAACTGCTCAACGCAAGGGAAGCTGGACGCGCCATCTACCTGGTGGAGGGCGAGAAGGCAGCGGATGCCTTGGTCAGCATAGGTGCGATTGCCACTACGTCGCACGCTGGTGCTGGGCACTGGCCTGCTGACATCACCCAATACTTCACCAACGCGGTGGTGATAGTGGTTCCGGACTGCGACGCACCAGGCTGGAAGTACGCCAAGCGGGTGGTGGAGGCGCTGCTGCCAGTAGCCAAAGCTATCCGCGTGCTGGACTTCAACCTACCTGAACTCGGGGATGATGCCTACGAGTGGGTTGCGGACGGCGGGGATCGAGCCAGGCTTGCAGAACTCGCCAAGGCGCTACCAGTCATCACCAACATCAACCAGGTGGTGACGCCCGAGTGGATTGTTCCACGGGAAACTATCGAAGTTACGCTAGAACCCGATAACTTTGATAGAACTGAGCCACCCATCCTGGTTCCACGGCAGCTGCTCAACATCGAGGCTTGGGATGACATTGAGGACGAGCCGGTTGAGTGGCTGATAGACAACGTCCTGCCAAAGCGTGCATTCTGCGCCCTGTACGGGCCGCCAGGCAGCTACAAATCCTTTGTCGCACTTGACATTGCCGAGGCGGTGGCAACCGGCAGGGCGTGGATGGGGCGGGAGGTGCAGGCTGCCGGAGCCGTACTGTATATCTGCGGGGAAGGCTTTGGCGGCATCGGAGCCAGGATCAAAGCCTGCAAGATGCACAACCGCACGCAAGCTGGAGCCGAAATCTACGTCATCAGGGCAGCCATCAACATGAGATCAAGCGCGGAAGACTTTGATCTGCTGGTGGCCTCGATCAAGGACCTGGTGGAGAAGACCGGCGTCCAGTTCGAACTGGTGCAGATTGACACCTTAGCCCGAGCGTTTGGCGGTGGCAACGAGAACAACTCAGAGGACATGGGAGCGTTTATCCACAACGCGGGAAGGATTCAGCGGATGCTGGGATGCGCCATGATGGTCCTGCATCACAGTGGGAAGGATGCCACCAAGGGATTGCGGGGGCATAGCAGCCTACTGGGAGCCGTGGACACTCAGCTGGAACTGATGAAGATTGACACCGTACCGAACCCGTTAGGCCCGATAGCGGGGTCAGGCATCCTCACGATCAGTAAGCAGAAGGACGGCCAGGATGGGCTAAAGATTGGTTTTGAGATGGTGAAGGTGGAGATTAAAGCCAGCGCACTTGGCATTAGCGACGCGCAGATTAGCCTGGCCGTGAGGGCAAGTGACGAGGCGATGCAGCAGCAGGAAACCGCGAGAAAGGCTAAGAAGCAGAGCAATACTTGGAACCCGACTACAAACCAAAGGCTTGGATTGAAAACGCTGCATGACGCCATAAAGAAGAATGGGCATAGGACAAACATCAATGACCAGAACCATAAGACGGTATCTGAAGACGAGTGGAAAGCTGAATACGGAATTTATATGAGCAAAAAAAGGCAGTGGACAAATACCTTTGACGTGATGGTTACCCAGTTAGTGGGCAGGGAGGCAATAGGAAAACACGTCACTCCCGTAGCTACTTACGTTTGGGCTGTATATCAATTTGATGATAACGACGAGCCATTTGTGGCAAAAGATTGAATATGTATGTATGTAATCGTATGTAAAAGCGTATGCAATTACATACAAACTTTACTTTGGAAATGTATGTAATTTGGTGCAAATGTATGTAATTACATACAACATACATACAAGGTATAGTTGGGAAATGTATGTAATAACACAAAATCGTTTAATACGATTTGTTATTACATACATCACATACGCACAATAGTTGTAATTTGAGATAGTGCATACATGAGGGCGTTTTGATGGCAACGAAGAAATTGTTGGAGACTGACGTTTATCCGAGCGACCGTTTCAAAGTCTTTGAGCATTCGCTCATGGTTGAGATGGAGATGGCGAAGATGGAGCACGAGAAGGTCTGGGGCATAGACCGAGTGATTGACCTGGTGGATGCAGAGTTCCGCAGAAAGTTCAACGCGCAGCGGGAGCGCATCTGGGAATCAAGCCAGGCGCGGGACGAGGAACGGCTGGAAAAGGCCATCAAGGGAATGATCGCGGCCTATAAGGCGCTCACCAGGTGGTCGACTGAGGCAGGCATTGAGCAGATGCCTAAAATCGATTGCATGGAACATAGGATGCAGGACGGTAGCTTGTTAGTCGTTGTCAGGGATAGGACAATGGCAACCTGGTACGAGCAGTTTCGCAAGGCGCCAGGCGCACGCTCGATTTGGACACTCGCGGAAATTGAGTTGGTGATGACGGGTCCGACGCTGACTCAGGTACGCGAGATCAAGGCGTTGATTCCTGGGGCGAAAATGGTTCCAGTGACGCCGCAAGGATCCAGCGGGTTTGAGGAGATGCCGAACGACATCGACATCAGCAAACCATTCAAGGGCGGCAAGATGTTTGATACGAAGGCAGCAGAAAGGGCAAGAGATGAGCGCAGGACGTGATTTATGGGATGAGGTGGTATGCAGGGTGCTTGCGGTAACGAAAAACGCTTGGAGGGTCATGTAATGCCTGGGAATCCGAAAGTGAGAGCCGATATCGCGCTGCTGGAGGACATCGATGACGAGTTGATTCTGTCGATGTTTGAGGAAGGACGCAGCAAGGCAGACATATGCCGTGGCCTAGGCGTCGGACGGCGTGCGCTCGATACGTGGATAGCGGACAATGACTACGAACCTATAATTACGCGCGCGCGGGTGGAAGCGGCCTCGCATCTCGCCTGCGAGACACTCACCATTGCGGACGGCATGGACGTGGACAACGGCCAGCGCGACGTGCAGCGCATCCGGACGCGCCAGTGGCTGGCCGAGAGGTGGGACCGCAAGACCTACGGCACTGACAAAGCGCAGGCCGTGAACATTTCCATCCAGGGTTTACGCATGGAGGCGCTGCGCCACGTCGAAGTGGTTGAGCAGTTATCCACAGACCAGATGCCAAAGTTATCCACAGAATGAGTGCATTTGCTCAAATATTAAGCAGAAACAGGCATAAGTACCCTGTTTTCATTCACATATTGGACACTGTATTAAGTAGTCTTATCGCACTAAGTACAGACGCGCAGCGGAATACTCAATGGAATCATAGGCTTACGCGCACCATAGCGCAGCGTCAGAGGGGACGCGCAGCGTGCTGAGTTATCCACAGGCTGCAGCCCGTCGCCAGGTGGCCGCGCCCTGGCCGCTGGCCGCCCGACCCCCCCCCCGTCTGGCCGTGGCGGCGGGGCGGTTGTGGCAGTACCTAAACACCTACCGGATGAACGAATGCACACTAGCGACTATCCGATAGGCTGGTGACTATTCCCTGACCCCCTACCCCCTACCTGATTGCGCACTATGGTTACAAAAAAAAATTTGGAAGTTCCCGCAAACCCGTTCATCGAGTTCGCCCTGCTGTACAAAAACAACCCAGTGCTGTTTGTCAGGGAGGTGCTGAACACCGAGCCTGATGTCTGGCAAGTAGAGTTTCTGAATCACATCGCGGCTGGAAACCGACGCATTAGCGTACGCTCCGGCCACGGCGTAGGCAAGTCAACCGCCAGCGCCTGGGCGATGCTCTGGTATCTGTTCCTGCGGTTCCCTGTAAAGATTGTCGTTACAGCGCCAACGTCAAGCCAGCTTTACGACGCACTGTTCGCGGAACTGAAGCGGTGGGTTAAGCAGCTACCGCCGATGCTGGCCGACCAGTTGGACGTGAAGCAGGACAGGGTCGAGGTCAAAGAGGCTCCCAACGAGGCGTTCATCTCTGCCAGGACTAGCCGCGCAGAGCAGCCCGAGGCACTCCAAGGCGTCCACTCTGACAACGTCATGCTGGTGGCAGATGAGGCGTCCGGCATCCCAGAGGCGGTGTTCGAAGCCGCAGCAGGTTCGATGTCGGGTCACAAGGCGGTGACGCTGCTGCTGGGTAATCCTGTGCGGAGTACGGGTTTCTTCTACGACACCCACAACCGGCTGAAGGATGACTGGGTGACGATGAAGGTGAGTTGCGCCGACTCGCCCCGCGTCAGCCAGGCGTACCTGGAAGAGATGGCGGCACGCTACGGCGAGGAGAGCAACGCCTACCGGATCAGGGTGCTGGGCGAGTTCCCCAGGTCAGATGACGATACTGTCATCCCTATGGAGTTGCTGGAGATGGCGCAGCAGAGGGATGTTGAGCCTAGCGCTACAGCGCCAATGGTCTGGGGTCTGGACGTCGCCAGGTTTGGGTCGGACAGGTCGGCACTCTGCAAGCGCAAGGGGAACGCGGTGACCGAGCCGATTAAGACCTGGAAGAACTTGGACCTGATGCAACTCACGGGCGCAGTGGTCTCCGAGTACGAGTCCCTGCCACCGTCAGAGAGACCTACCGAGATCCTGGTGGACTCAATCGGCCTGGGCGCGGGAGTGGTTGACCGGCTGCGGGAGTTGAATCTGCCTTGTCGCGGCATCAACGTCTCCGAGAGTCCAGCGATGGGCGCGACCTACCGGAATCTGAAGGCTGAGTTGTGGCACAAGGCTAAAGCCTGGCTGGAGGGTCGGGACTGCAAGATGCCTAAAGATGAGGCTTTGGTCAGTGAACTCGCCATCGTGCGGTATTCGTTCACCAGTTCCGGAAAGATTCAGATTGAGGGTAAGGACGAGATCAGGAAGCGCGGGTTCCCGAGTCCGGACCGCGCAGACGCCTTTTGCCTGACGTTTGCGAGTGACGCGGTGATAGGTGCATTTGGAGGTGCGAAGGTGTCCTGGAGCAAGCCGTTGCGCAGAAATCTGCCTCGCGTTGCATAATTGCGCATCCAACCAAAGGGGTAATCTATGAAGATTGACAAGGCCGCGAAGAAGATCGCAAAGGTGATGGGCGAGTACAAGTCCGGCAAGCTGCACTCGGGCATGACCAAGCGCGTGGTGAAGAATCCCAAGCAAGCAATTGCTATCGCGTTGTCTGAGGCTGGCAAGTCCAAGCCTATGAAGGGGAAAATGTAATGGCTACACGCGACGTTCCCGCCAAGTACCAGGCTGCGATGAATCAGATGATGACCTCCGAGAAAGAGGTGGCGAAGTGCCCTATGCCTACCCAGGACGTTGTGCTGAATCTGAAGAATCGGGCGAAGGCGATCACCACTGCAGCCTACGGTCCTGAGAATCCAAAGCTGCCGAACACGGCCTACTGGAAGAAGAAGGCAGACACTTGGGACGTGAGCGTGGAAGACGCGAAGAAGAGCGTCTGCGGTAACTGCGCGGCGTTTAACGTGCAGGACTCAATCAAGCAGTGCATTGCGAAAGGAATTGGAAATGAAGCAGACCCTTGGGGAACTATACGCCTCGCTGACCTCGGCTATTGCGAGATTTTTGACTTCAAGTGCGCGGCTAGTAGAACGTGCGATGCTTGGGTTACGGGCGGCCCTAACGATGGCAGTGGAGACAGTGAAGAGTCTATGGACACGGAACTAGAGGGCGGGGTGGAAGAATGAAAAAGCCAGGTTTGTACGCCAACATTCACGCCAAGCAGAAGCGTATCGCGGCTGGCTCCGGCGAGAAGATGAACAAAGTCGGGACAAAGGCAGCACCTAGCGCAGCCGACTTTCGCAAGGCGGCTAAGACGGCCAAGCCAGTTAAGAAGAAATGATCTCACCGATCTGCATTTCGACAGTGCATGGCAAAAGTTTGCGGGTAATGCTCACAAGTATTGCTGAATACTGCCCCGAAGTGCCTGTCTACTTGCGCGGTACTGAGTCAGTGATTGGTGGCTTTGACGCTGACCTGAAAGTATTCGGTTCATCTAATACGTTTGGCGAGTCCTACAACGACATCATGGACCGCGCCTTTGCCGATGGGTTTGAGTCAGTAATTTGCGCAAGTGACGATATTGTGCTGACTCCAAATAGTTGCCGATTCCTGATGGAGGATGTACGGCAAATTAAAAAGGAAACCGGCAAGCCTGTGGGCTGGGTTTCTGCGCGTTGCGATGCTGCGCGGCCAGTGCAAAACATTCGCAGCAATCCCTTTGACCAGAAGCTGTACTATTTCAAGTACCCATATGAGGACGCCATTGTGCCAATGGAGGTTGTCAGCCCAATATTTGCCTGGATTGGGCGCGATGCTTGGGATATGCATAAATTCCCACCACTGAACTGGTACTCGGACGATGTCCACTGCGAAGACTTGCGTGCAGCGGGTTTCCACCATTACCTAAGCCGGTCTTATGTGCACCACATTGGAAGCCTGACTGTGGGGGTGGACGGTAACGCATTGACTAATGCGGCGATGCCTTGGATAAAAGAGAACAGACCGCAATATGCAAGGCAGTGGTTTGAGGCTGAAGAAAGTTTGACATGAAGACACCAGCGTGGCAGCGTAAAGAGGGAAAGAGTCCATCCGGCGGCTTGAACGCCAAGGGACGCGCCAGCGCCAAAGCCGAGGGCATGAATCTGAAAGCGCCGGTCAAGTCTGGCGACAACCCGCGCAGGGCGTCATTCCTTGCGAGAATGGGCAATATGCCAGGCGCTGAGATGAAAGACGGCGAGCCAACGCGCTTGCTGCTGAGTTTGAAAGCGTGGGGTGCGTCATCTAAGGCTGATGCGCGAGCCAAGGCCAAAGCAATATCCGAGAGGAACAAAAAATGAACATGAACGATATGCCAGTGACCACCGACGTGGCCGCCCAAGAGCCGATGGATGACACCGAACTGGAGGCGATCATTGGGCAGGACCTGACCGACGCCGTCAGTTATATCGATTCCGATATATCGCCTGTACGGGCGATGGGTACGTCCTACTACCGTGGCGACCCATTCGGGAACGAGGAAGACGGGCGCTCCCAGGTGGTGGCGATGGAGGTGCGCGACACTGTCAGCGCAATGATGCCAAGCCTGATGCGGGTGTTTTTCTCCAGCGAGAACACCGTCGAGTACGTCCCCGAGACACCGGCCGACGTGGAGTACGCCAAGCAGGCCACCGACTACGCGAATTTCGTATTCAACCGTGACAACAACGGTTTCATGACCACCTACTCCATCTTCAAGGACAGCCTGGTCCGGAAGTGCGGCATTGCGAAATTCTGGTGGGAGGAGTCCGAGAAGGTGGAGATCACCGACTTCTCTGGCCTGGATGAGCAGACCCTGCAAATACTGATGCAGGAGCAGGCCGAGGTCAAGATTGTTGTCAGCTACCCCGACCCCGACGCGCCCCCCATGCAGCCAATGATTGACCCTATGACGGGTCAGATGCTGCCGCCCCCACCGCCTCCCATGCTGCACGACGTGCAGATCAAGCGCGTCACCAAGGACGGGCGCATCAAGATCATGGCAGTGCCGCCCGAGGAGTTGCTGATTGACCGCCGTGCGCGGTCCTTTGACGATTGCAGCATGATCGCGCACCGGATGATGGCAACGGTTGCCGAACTGGTGGCGATGGGATATGACGAGGACGAAGTGATGGACTACGTCACGTCCTCCGACCTGGACGAGAACGAAGAGTACCTGGCACGCCAGCCATTGGCATCTGGACTCGGCCAGACAGAGAGCGCAAATCCCATGCAGCGCCGCGTCCTGTACATCGAAGCCTACGAGCGCATCGACTACGACGGTGACGGCATCCCCGAGTTGCGGAAAATCTGTTGCATGGGTTCCGGTTACAAGGTCGTGCGTAATCTGCCAGCGTCCTACATCCCATTTGTAGACTTCCCATGCGACCCCGAGCCACACACCAGCCCCATCGAGGCGATGTCCATATTCGACATCACCCACGACATCCAAGAGATCAAGTCCGAGATTCTGCGCAACACGCTGGATTCCCTGGCTCAGTCCATCCATCCCCGCACTGCGGTGGTTGAGGGCCAGGTCAACATGGACGACGTTCTGAACAACGAGACCGGCGCGATCATCCGTATGCGTGCGCCTGGCATGGTGCAACCGTTCTCCAGCCCGTTTGTGGGCCAGGCCGCGTTCCCCATGCTGGACTACATCGACCAGATCAAGGAAGACCGCACCGGCATGAGCAAGGCCGCGATGGGTCTGAACGCTGACGCCTTGCAGTCCAGCACCAAGGCGGCGGTGGCCGCAACCATCAGCGCGTCCCAGGGCCGTATTGAACTCACGGCGCGGATGATGGCCGAGGGCATGAAGAAGCTGTTTAAGGGCATCCTGTTCCTGATGGTGACCCACCAGGACAAGCCCCGCATGATTCGCCTGCGCGACCAGTTTGTGGAGATCGATCCCCGTGCTTGGAACGCCAACATGGACGTGAGCATCAACATCGGCCTGGGCAACGGCGACACCAACGAGCGCCTGCAGGCACTGATGATGATCAGCGGAAAGCAGCAGGAGGCGCTGACGCAACTCGGCGCTCAGAATCCGCTGGTAAGCCCGTCCATGTACGCCAGCACCCTGCGCAAGATCGTGGAACTTAGCGGGTTCAAGGACTCCAGCCAGTTCTTTAACGACATCCCAGCCGACTACCAGCCGCCAGCGCCACCACCAGAGAAGCCAACGCCAGAACAGGTGCTGGCAGAGGTCCAGGCCAAGTCCATTGAGGCCGACATCCAGAAGAAGGCCGCCGAGTTGGAACTCAAGCGCGAGCAGATGATCCGCGACGATGATTTTCGGCGCGACCAGCTGGCGCAGGATGGACTACTAAAGAAATACGAAATTGAGTTAAAGTACAACGCACAAATCAGCAACGCTGAGATTCAAGCTGTCACCAGCATGAATCGAGAGGCAACCATCAACCAACCTGGAATGGCATGACAGATCAAGTAATTCGCTCTGGCCGCAAGGCGCAGGAACTCATGGAGGATGAGACGTTCAATACTGCACTAAGCAAGATTGAGAACGAACAACTCTGGATTTTCAAGAGCAGCAAACCCGAAGAATCCGCAAAACGCGAGATGGCCTGGTCCATGTTGAGGGCAATAGATAACCTCAAAGGTGAACTCACAAAGACCATCGACAACGCAAAAGTGGCGCAGCGTGCGCTGGAACGGGTTAATAAATGACAGAATCACTCAACATGGACGCAGCAGTCCAGGCACTCACGGCCATACTTCCCGACGAGGGAGAAAAGTCAACCGACGAGGCGTTATCTCAGGAAACTGAGGCGGCGGTGGATGAAGAATTGTCCGGTGATGCAGACGCATCGGACGATGAAACGCCTACCGAACAGTCAGAGGAAGATGAGGAATCAGAGGAGAGCGAAGAGCCGCAGACTTTCACCGTCAAAGTAGACGGTAAGGAAGTTTCTGTAACGCTTGACGAACTCCAACAAGGTTACTCACGAACCCAAGACTACACGCGGAAGACCCAGCAGATTGCCGAGGTGCGAAAGCAAGTCGAGCAAGAGAGCCAGGCCATCCGCGCCGAGCGTGCGCAGTACGCTCAACTGTTAGGAGCATTGGAGCAACAGGTTCAGCAGGCAGCAGAGCCTCAGATTGATTGGGACCGTCTTTATCAAGAAGACCCCATCGAGTGGGTGAGACAAAAAGAGTTAGTGCGAGAGAACCAGACCAAGTACGCGGCTATTCAGAGCGAACAGCAGCGTCTTGCAGAAATCTCACGCGCAGAACAGGCGCAGTCTATGCAGGCATTTCTTGCTCAAGAGCAGGAAAGATTGATGGAAGTCCTACCCGAGTGGAAGGATCCCGCCAAGGCCAAAGCAGAGAAGGCGTTACTCATTGAATTCGGGCAGAAAGCCGGATTTCAGCCTGATGAACTGAAGAACATTTTTGACCACCGCGTCGTGAACGTGTTGCGTAAAGCGGCACTCTACGAGCAGATGATGTCCAAGCGGGGCAACATCAAGCCGGTAGTCAACAATGGCCCAAGACCAGCCAAGCCAGGTGCAGCGGGTCGAGTCTCCACGACAAGCGAGTCAACGCGTGCAAAACAACGTCTTGCAAAAAGTGGCCGCGTCCAAGATGCGGCATCGGCAATTGAACTTTTATTGAAGTGAGAACATTATGGCAATCGTAACCAACACATTTACCACCTTTGACGCAAAGGGTATTCGGGAAGACCTCTCGAATATTATTACTAACATAGCACCGGAAGATGTACCGTACCAATCGAACATTGGCCGAGAGTCCATCAGCAACTCCTTGTTTGAGTGGCAGACCGACACGTTGGCAGCAGCCGCAGCTAACAAGCAGATCGAGGGTGATGATGTCGCCTCTTTTGACGCTGTTACTGCAACCGTTCGCCTGCAAAACTACGCTCAGATTTCGCGCAAGACCATCATCTTGTCGAATACTGAAGAGGTGGTCAACAAGGCTGGCCGTCGCAGCGAACTGGCTTACCAGATCGCCAAGCGCGGAAGTGAGTTGAAGCGCGACCAAGAGTTCACCATGCTTAACGGCGCGGTGGCTGCTGCTGGTAGCACCAGCGTTGCACGCGGTACTGCATCCCTTGGCGCTTTCATCAAGACGAACGTCGATATGCAGACCAATGGCGCAAACCCGTCATACACCACGCTGCCATCCAGCGCACGCACTGACGGTAACGTCCGTACTTTCACTGAGACCATTCTCAAGAATGTGATTCAACAAGTGTGGACTGCTGGCGGAACTCCAAAGATTCTGATGACCGGCCCTGTTAATAAGCAGCGCGTCAGCGGATTTGCTGGTATTGCATCTAGTCGTTACAACATCAATGGTGGTGAAAAGCCTGCTACTTTGATTGGTGCTGTTGACATCTATGTCAGCGACTTCGGCCAAGTTAGCGTGATTGCTAACCGCTTCCAGCGTGAGCGTGATGCCTGGGTGTTGGACCCAGAATACGCCAAGATGACTGTGCTGCGTCCATATCAGAGTCTTGATCTGGCGACCACAGGCGATGCGACCAAAAAAATGCTCCTCATCGAATTTGGGCATAAGGTATTGGCAGAAAATGCCCACGGTTTGGCTGCTGACCTGATTACATCGTAATCAACTTGAAGGGATCAGGGAAACCTGGTCCCTTTTTTAACGCATGAAAAATCAAATATTTGACGAGAACAAGGAAGCGGGTATCACCCGCTTTTGGCATTTCGATGATGAAACTGGTCAAGCAACAATTCAGACTCAGCAGGATGTCACAGCAGTTGTTGAAGCAAACAAGACAGATTTCAATAAAGTAGATGAGCGCGCAAACTGGAAAGGCGAGTGGCATCACGTCGCCAGCATTCCAGAAGGCGTCTACTACAAACTCAAGGCCGAGGGCAAGCTGGACGATCAGGCGTACATGAAACGCTGGCTCAATGACCCGGACAACAGATTTTTCAGAACGAGACCTGGACAAGTATGAACAACTACATTGCAGTCTGCACCCCAGCCCGTGACATGGTTCACGCCAACTTCACCTATTGCTTGGTGAATATGGTCTGCTACCACACGCTGAACACGACAGATGCAGTGAGTTTGAAAATCATGCAGGGTACGTTGATACAGAACCAGCGTGCTGACCTGGCGCTGGATGCGATGGCCGAGGGCTGCAGCCATATCCTGTTCATCGACTCAGACATGACGTTCCCGCAGGACATGATTGAGCGCCTGCTAAAGCACGACCTGGACATCGTGGCGACCAACTGCGCGCGCAGACGCATCCCTACCGGTCCGACTGCGCAGAAGTACGGTCCGGACGGTGAGCGCGAATTGGTCTACACGATGCCAGAGTCAACAGGCATTGAGGAAGTTGGCAGCATCGGAATGGGCGTGATGCTAATCAAGCGCAACGTCTTTGAGAAGCTGACAGAACCCTGGTTCGAGACGCCCTGGCGCACCGATAAGCGCGGCTACATCGGAGAGGACATCTTCTTCTGCCGCAAGGCGCAGGACGCAGGGTATAAAATCTACATAGACCACGACGTGAGCAAAGAGATAGGCCACATCGGGACGTTTGAATTCAAGCACGACCACACCTGGATGATGCGCGACATCGAGAAGGAAAAGGCAGAGCATGGCACTTAGCACCTACGCTGAACTGAAAGCCTCGGTGGCCGACTGGCTCAACCGTAGCGATCTCACGTCTGCCATCACCGACTTTGTATCTCTCGCGGAATCCCAGATGGAGCGCACTCTGCGCACCACCCAGATGATTACCCGCGCAACGGCCACCATTGACGCCGAGTACAACGCAACGCCAGGCGACTTCTTGGAGGCGCGGACGTTCAAGATGGACACCAACCCCGTCACGCCATTGCAGTTTGAGACCATCGACAGCCTGGACAACTTGCTGACCCAGTACACCTCCAGTGGTAAGCCTCTGTTCTTTGGCATTGTCGGGTCACAGATTCGCGTTGTTCCTATCCCTGATTCCAGTTACACGGGCGAGTTGATCTACTACAGCAAACTTGCCAAGCTGTCCACGTCCAACACCACCAACTGGCTGCTCACCAAAGCGCCTGACGTGTACCTGTACGGGTCACTGCTCCAGGCCGCGCCCTACCTACAGGATGACGCGCGAATCCAAGTGTGGGCTGGCCTGTACCAGCGAGGTATTGAGGAACTGCAAATTGCAGATGAGCGCGGTGCTACTACCGGTGGCGTGCTGAAGTCACGCGCCAGGTCTTTCGGTTAAAATTTTCCCAGTTTTGGAGAACAAAATGCAATCTGAACGCATCAACAGTAAAGACGCCGCAAGCGTAGCAATTTCGCGCCAATCCTCTATGGATGAAAGCATCGGCATTACCGGCTCTTACGAGTTGACTTGCTTTGACAAGGATGGCAATCTGAAGTGGTCAGAGCCAATCAAAAACCTAGTGGTGACGGTTGGCAAGAACGACCTGCTGGACAAGTATTTTGCTGGCTCTGCCTACACCGCAGCATGGTACGTTGCCCTGGTTGATGGAGCGTCTACCCCTACCTATGCCGCTGGTGACACCATGTCCTCGCACGCTGGCTGGAGCGAGACAGTGCCCTACTCCAACTCCACTCGCCCGTCGGTTGCATGGAACTCGGCATCTGCTGGCTCAAAGGTGTCTACGGCAACGTCTTTCACGATCAACGCCACGGCTACAGTGGCTGGCGCATTCCTGACCACCAGCAGCACTAAATCAGGTACTGCTGGCACTTTGTACTCTGCTGGTAGCTTTACCGGTGGCAACCGTTCTATCGCGTCTGGCGACACGCTGAACGTCACCTACACCGCATCGGTCTAAGGAGTCAGATATGGCGTTCAAGACAGGCGATAGCGTGACCATCAAGGGTACATCCATGAGCGGAACGATTGTGGTCGGAGCAGTTGTGGATGATGAGTCCACCTTGCTGTTCAAGGTCCAATACACCGATCAATCAAACCAGGCACAAGAGCGTTTCTTCAAAGAAAACGAACTTGTTGCAAGCTGACCTATAGGAGTCTTCAATGGCTCTAGTCCTTGATGATCGCGTACAGGAGACCAGTACAACTACTGGCACTGGAACCTTAACGCTTGCCGGAGCAACACCTGGTTATCAGTCATTTTCTGCAATTGGTAACGGTAACACAACGTATTACAACATCACAGACGGAACAAATTGGGAGGTCGGGATTGGAACCTATACTTCTTCCGGAACAACTCTTAGTAGAGACACTGTTTTATCTTCATCCAATAGCGGATCGCTAGTTAATTTTTCTGCTGGAAGCAAAAACGTATTTTGCACATATCCAGCAAGCAAAGCAGTTTATACAGATACTCCAAGCAGTTTTGGTTTTAAAAATCGTTTAATTAACGGTTTAATGCAAATTGCTCAACGAGCAACTTCTGGAACATCTGGATCTTCTGTTCCAACTACTGCTCCTACATACCCATCTGTAGACCGCTGGTATGCTTATGCTACAGGCGCAACGGTTACTGTTGCTAGGGTAGCTGGCTCTAATGCAAACCAGTACAACATACAGGCCACAGGAGCGGCTTCTGTTACGGCAGTTGGAATAGGACAGCGTATTGAGCAATTGAACTGCTATGACATGGCTGGCAGCACTGCCACGTTATCTGTCAACATTTCTAATTCATTGTTGACTACGGTAACTTGGACTGCAAGTTACGCTACCAGCGCAGATACATGGTCTTCAAAAACGCAAATTGCTACTGGAACATTTACAGTTACTTCTACGCTCAAAAATTACACTGTAAAAATTAGCATACCAGCGGCAGCTACTACCGGAATTGAAATTTTATTCACTGTAGGCGCTCAGACTAGCGGAACTTGGGTTATTGGAAATGCACAACTAGAAAAAGGAAGTGTAGCAACGACATATGATTACAGGCCATATAGTATTGAATTGCAACTATGTCAAAGATATTTTGAAAAATCATTCTCCATAAATACAGAAGTTGCAAATGGTGTCGGACAAAATGCTACTGATGGATGCATGGATACATTATTTAATGCTTATTCTACGCAAGAAGGGTTTTTTAGCCAAGTGACATTCCAAGTATCCAAGAGAAATTCTCCTACAATAACTTACTACAGAGCAGGAAATGGTGTAACTAATGGAGTGTGGGCAGTATATGATTCTGCATGGACAAGTGTGACTTCAATAGCCACAACAACTTGCAACACATCTGGATTTTTAGCAACCGGTTCACGCTCTGGTGCCTATACAACAAAATCTGCTTATCTTGGTACTGGTAATTGGACGGCTAATTCTGAGTTGTAAAAATGTATAAGTTAATTAAAAATCCAATGACTAATGAAGTTTGTGTAATTCAACGGTTATCTGATAATGCTCAAATCCCATTTGACAATGCCAATTCAGATTACCAGCAATATCTAGAATGGCTTGCTGAAGGCAATACGCCGTTACCGGCTGATTAACCATGTTTGGTCTTGCGCCATTCGGTACACCATTCAGCGCACCAGGAAATTCGTACTCTGTTTACGCTTTCTCTGGAGGCTATGGCGGCAACTTCTACGGGTACGGACCGTATGGAATCGGCGGCTACGAGTCTCTCATTGGCGGCTTTGGATATGATAAATCCTTATCTGAGTCAGGATCAGCAGCGGATGCTGAGTCAGCAACTACAACGCTTGGCTTGACCATATCGGAGACATTGTCAGCATCCGATGTTCTCACCAACATTGCCACGATGGTGGCAAGCATTTCAGAGTCAGGCTCTGCGTCTGATTCGATCAGCAATAACCTGGTGGCAGTCGCCTTTGCCAGCGAGTCTGTAACGGCATCCGACTCACTCAGCAGCACCATCGTATTCTTGGCGCTTGTATCTGAAAGTGCAAGCGCAGCAGACGCACAAGTTTGCATCTTGACAATACCTGTTCAGGTATCAGAGACACTGAGCGTATCGGATGCGATTACCAATGTTTTGCAAGCCGTTGCGTCTGTATCAGAAACGCTCACAGCGTCAGATTCCAGCATTGGTGCGTTGGATATGTCTGTCGCTGTAGCGGAGGCACTGACAGCCACAGAGTCAATAGTTCCGACGTTCACATATCAAGTATTAAATACTGAGTCTATAACTGCATCTGATTCGTCAACCATGACGGCGACATTCCTAGTGGGTGTTGCCGACTCTTTGGCAGCGATAGATGCCTATGCAGATATCGGTATTTTTGCAGCCAACATCTCCGAGTCAGGATCTGCGCTGGACGATTACTTACCAGGCTTGGATTTCCTTGCGTCAATAGCCGAGGCTGCAAACGCACTGGACCTAATCACGCAGCGGCTGAAGTGGGAGCCGGAACCAGCAAATTCAGACACCTGGACCGACTCTGGCACGTCTACCACAACATGGACTACGCAGTCCCCGAATTCACGTAGCTGGACTATAATTTCTGACAACACCGACCCCTGGACACCAGTAGGCGCAACGTCCAAGGATTGGACAACCCAATGAGGTAAATCATGGCTGATACCACCACCACCAACCTACTCCTTACCAAACCAGAGGTAGGCGCAAGCACCGACACCTGGGGCACAAAGATCAACACCGACCTGGATTCTGTTGACGCGGTGTTCGCTGCGGCTGGAACCGGAACCAGCGTCGGTTTGAATGTCGGGTCTGGTAAGAGCCTAAAGCTGGTTGGCGATGTCATTGATACCAATGGCAATGAGTTGCTGAAGGTATCTGCAACCGCGTCTGCTGTGAATGAGGTGACACTTGCAAATGCAGCTACTGGTGGCGCACCAGCGTTATCTGCTACAGGTGGCGACACAAACATTGGCATTGCACTTACGCCAAAAGGAACTGGTGGTGTTGTATTTCCAGCGGGTGCAGTTGGTACTCCTGCCATCACAACTACCGGCGATACCAACACAGGCATCTTCTTCCCCGCTGCTGACACCATCGGCTTTAGCGAAGGAGGTGCAGAGGCTATGCGGATTACATCTGCTGGCGATTTGCTATTGGGTGCAAATTCTGGTGGTGGAAAATTTAGCGTTACAGGCACAGGCTCAAGCGGATGGGTTCAAAACAACATTAACTCAGGTACATCATCTACTGCAAGCATTGTTTTCACAAATGATAATGGCGCTGTTGGTTCTATTTTGACAAGCGGGTCACTAACTGTTTACAGCACATCTTCCGACTACCGACTCAAAAACAGTATTGCCCCAATGACAGGCGCTTTGGCAAAGGTGTCTTTGTTAAAACCATGCACATATAAATGGAATGCGGGTGGTGTAGAAGGGCAGGGTTTTATTGCCCATGAACTGGCAGAAGTTGTACCTCAATGCGTTATAGGCGAAAAAGATGCTGTAGACGCAGACGGAAATCCCGTATACCAAGGCATCGACACCAGCTTTTTAGTGGGAACCCTGACCGCAGCAATCCAAGAACAGCAAGCCCTCATCACTTCCCTGACAGCCCGTATCGCGGCGCTGGAGGCTAAATAATGGAATTCCAGCCAATATTCAACTTCATCGGCGGCGCGATCCTGGTCGCTGTTGGCTGGTGGTGCAAAGAGATATGGGACTCTGTCAAGGCGCTGAAGGAAGACATCAAGGCGATTGAGATTGACTTGCCAAAGAACTATGTAAGCAAGACAGACATCGAGAGCCGTTTCGACAAGATCGACGCAACCCTGGAGCGTTTATTTGACCGGTTAGATAGCAAGGTTGATAAGTGATTTCTCTACTTGCCTCGGCTGAAAGCCCGTGGCCTAACACTGAGACAAAGACGGTTTTGGTTTGTCGTATCCCTAAGAAAGATGAGGACAAGAAGATGGGCGCAAATGAATTCACTGACAAAGATGGACGCATCTGCCGCTGGGTAGTTGTGAACAAGAAGTAATGGACCCGTTCATTGCATTCGCTATGGCACAAGCTGCTGTCGCTGGCATAAAAAAGCCATTGCTCTTGGTAAAGACATCCACGGCCTATACAAAGAATTCAGCGGTTTTTATCAAGCAGCGGATACAGTTCACCTAGCGAGCAGCAAAGCCAGGATTGCAAGCATAGGAAAGACAGATGCACAGATCAGCGCCCAGGCTCTCCAGATCGCGCTGGCATCCAAGGCGCTGAGAGAGCATGAGAAGGAATTGAAGGACATACTCTTCTATAGTGGCAATGCACCGGTCTGGGAAGAGATGATGGCAGAGCGCACCAGGATGATCAAGGAGCGCAACACGTTGGAAAGAGAAGAGTCAGAAAGAAAGCAGAAGGACAAAGAGATGAAGGTTGCGATCATTATGAACACACTCTGGATCTCAGGTGCGTCCGCTATCGTTGTCCCACTGGTCAGCATCACGTTTCACGTTATAACGAACAGGGGCTTTTGATGAGTGAAGAAAAAATCCAAGCAATGGAAACCAAAAGCGCCTTGGTTGAGAAAATCACATTTGCTTTGTTGCCGTTATTGTTTTCGTGCGTGGTTTATCTCATGTCGGCGCTATCTAACCTGTCCCATGAAGTCACTATTCTTAACAGCAAAATCAGCTTGGTGGTGACCTCTGACAACAAGCAAGCAAGTAACACAGGTGCTGAGTTGGCGAGGGAAAAGTTACGCCAAGACTTGGAAAAAGAAATCCAAAAGAACAGGGATGATATTCAAGTCAACCGTCTGCACATTGCCATCTTGGAAGACAGAGCCGGAATGAAAACCACGTTTAAAAAGGAAGATAAATGATTCCAATTATCGGTGCATTGCTAGGCACACTGGCTGAAAACGGGCTAGGTCTGCTGTCCTCTGCTATCCAGGCCAAAGGCAAGGAGGTGGTCGAGAACACGCTGGGCATCAAGATACCTGACAACCCTACCCCTGCTGATGTTGAGAAGTTGCGCGAGTTGCAGTTTCACCATGAAGAGCGCCTGATTGAGTTGGGCATTGAGAAGGCCAAACTGGAGATGGCTGAACTGGAACTGCTTGCCAAGGCCGCACAGAACGATGCCGACAACATCACAGACCGCTGGCAGGCAGATATGAACTCTGACTCCTGGCTCTCAAAGAACATCCGGCCAATGAGCCTGATCGCCATCTTCATGGGGTACTTCCTGTTCGCCATGATGAGCGCCTATGGCCTCAACGCCAACGAGTCCTATGTGACCCTGCTGGGTAACTGGGGTATGCTGATTATGGGTGCCTACTTTGGCGGCAGAACGGTAGAGAAACTGGCCGAAATGAGGAGCGCAAAATGAGTCTTAGTCAAGAGCAAGCAGCATTCCTACTGGATATGTGTAAGCTGATCCAACACGCCACAGATCTGGGGTTTATGGTCACTGGTGGCGAGTTGGCGCGTACACCGGAGCAGCAGGCCATTTACGTCAAGACGGGTCGGTCTAAGACCATGAACAGCATTCACCTCAAGCGGTGCGCGGTGGACTTGAACTTTTTCAAAGATGGAAAAATCATCTGGGACAAAGTTATCCTGGCTCCGGTTGGCGCCTATTGGGAGACGCTACACCCGAAAAACCGTTGGGGCGGTAATTTCAAATCGTTGCTAGACTGCCCACACTTTGAACGAAACATATGAGTGACTTCAGCGGCCAGATCACAACGCCAGCGCAGCCGAATATCGGCAACCCTGGCGAGGTGTATGACCGCCTGTACTTCAGCCAAACATTCAGCAACATTGGAAGCTACGCCAGCCGCATCACAAGCGCTCTTGGAGCGTTATTCGGACCGCGTGGAGGCAAGTACCTCAACGCTCCTTATGGCGCGTTCCAGGACTCCACAGACCAGGTGGCGGCCAACACTACTACGGCCTACGCCATCACGTTTGACACCACCGACTTCAGCAACGGCGTCACTCTATCAAACTCATCTAGGCTGAACGTATCGCAGTCTGGTATATACAACATACAGTTCTCCATCCAGTTCACGAACACGACAAACTCATCCCAAGACGTTGACGTTTGGTTCAGAAAGAATGGAACCAATATTGACAAGTCGAACTCAAGGTTTGGGTTTGCACCCAGAAAAGGCGCTGGCGATCCGTTTCACATAATTGCAGCAATAAACTATTTTGTAAGCCTTAACGCAAACGACTATGTGCAGATCATGTGGCGGCCTACTGATGTCGGAGTGTCGATTGAGCAGTATCCGGCAGGCACTTCTCCAACCAGGCCAGCAGTACCGTCGGCCATCGTTACACTGTCGTTTGTCTCCAACCTATCGGTGTAATCATGGCACTCATCCCCTTAAAAATTCCACCAGGCGTCTACCGCAATGGTACAGAGTACCAGGCAATGGGCCGCTGGTACGATTCCAACCTGGTGCGCTGGTTTGAGAATACCCTGCGTCCCATTGGTGGGTGGCGAAAGAAGTCCACGTCTGCCATGACGGGTAAGTGCCGAGGCATCATTTCCTGGCGTGATAACAGCGCCAACCGCTGGGCTGGAATGGGTACGCAATCCAAGCTGTACGCGATGAATGCTTTGGGCGTAGTCAAGGACATTACGCCATCAGGATTCACCACTGGATCTGCTGATGCCACTGGAACTACAGGTTACGGGTACTGGACATATGGAAGCCTGTCTTATGGCACTGCACGTCCTGACACCGGATCAGTACCGGCCACCACCTGGAGCCTGGACACTTGGGGCGAGTACCTGGTGGCGTGCAGCAGCACCGACGGCAAGCTGTACGAGTGGCAGCTAGGTTTCACGACTCCTACGATTGCGGCAGTAATTACCAACGCGCCAACAAGCTGCGCGGCGGTGCTGGTCACCAGCGAGCGCATCATGTTTGCCCTGGGTGCGTCGGGTAATCCTCGCCTGGTGAAGTGGTCGGACCAGGAGAACAACACTACCTGGACGGCGGCAGCCAACAACCAGGCCGGTGACTTTGAACTGGCAACTCCAGGATCTCTGAAGTGCGGCAAGCGCGTGCGAGGCGTCAACATCCTATTCACTGACACCGACGCGCACGTCGCCAACTACATCGGCCTGCCATACGTCTATTCTTTTGAGAAGGTCGGCAGTGGGTGCGGCGTCATCTCAGCGCAGGCGGTGGCGGCCATCGATACCTCATGTCTATGGATGAGCAGCAGCGGCTTTTGGAGTTACGATGGGTACGTCAAGCCTATGCAGTGCGATGTCGGGGACTACGTCTTCAACAATATCAACTACGCCCAGGCGTCCAAGGTCTACGCCGTCCACAACTCTACCTATGGTGAGGTGACCTGGTTCTACCCGTCGCTGTCCTCCAATGAGAATGATAGTTATGTCACCTACAACTATCGTGAAGGCACTTGGTATTTCGGATTGATGGCGCGTACCGCGGGAACAGACCGCGGTGTATTCGTCAATCCAATGATGGTCAGCACCGACGGGTACATCTACGACCACGAGGTAGGCTACACCTACGACTCGGTTGCTCCCTACGCGCAGTCCGGTCCGATTGAACTGGGTAATGGCGACAACGTGATGGCCGTCAGGTCGGTGATTCCTGATGAGCAGACGCTGGGCGAGGTCCTGATCTCATTCACGGCCAGGCTGTACCCGACATCGGCAGAGGTCAGCTACGGCCCGTTCAGCGCCAAAGCGCCAACCGATACCAGGTTCTCAGGCCGGTCAGTCAAGATGAAGGTTACTGGCAATGTCTTGGACGATTGGCGGGTCGGCGTGATGCGGCTGGAGGCTACGTCGGCAGGGAAACGGTAATGGAGGATTTCTGGCGGTTGGCACAACACATCGAAGCCGCCTTAGAATACTCGGCAGGAACCCACACTCTTCAAGATGTTGCGCAGGGTGTAGAGGAGAACAGATTCCAGCTATGGCCTGGGATAAATAGCGCAGTCATCACAGAGATCATTGTCTATCCGCGACTCAAGAATCTGCACTATTTTCTTGCTGGCGGCGACCTAGATGAACTCAAGCGGATGCGACAACACATCGAGGCTTGGGGTAAGCAGATTGGTTGCACGCGAGTTACCCTGGCTGGCCGTAAGGGTTGGGCAAGGACGTTTTTAGCAGATGAGGGATACGCCCCAAAGTGGCATATTCTTAGCAAGGAGTTGTAGATGGCGACAAGAAACCGTTACGCTGAGATCATGGCGAATTACGCGCAGTCGCAGCCGTATTCGTTTTTTGGTTATCCACAAAGCTACACCGGCGGGTATGACGTGACGCCGTACACGCCATACACTGCACCAGCGAACCGATACGCCGACATCATGGCGCAGCCTGCTGCACCTATGGGCGGTGGTGGACGAGGTATGCAAGAGGCTCCAAGCGCATGGTCTCAGATGACACCAGCAGAGCGTGCTGCTTACTACTCGCAAAACCCGATTGAAGGAAAGATTGCATTGGGTATGCAGGACCTGTTTGGTAACGTATCACTCATGGGACAGGCGGCTAAATATTTTGGTAATGATGGATGGTACGACAGCAGGCTGGAGAAGATGGGCGTAAATCCAACCATAAGTCTTGACACTCAGAATCAACTTGCTGGTGAGGCAATGCAAAGGGCATTAGATTCACAAGCTCAATCTCAGGCTTTGCAAGGTGCTATAGCAGCAGCAAATGCGCAAAGCGGTTTTGTAGCTAACCCAATGGGTTCTGATCCTGCGCAGAGAGCCGCTGAAGCGCAAGCAAGCAGAGAGGCATCTGCTCAAGCATCACTCGCACCTGGCGCTGGTAGCGGCGGTGGTGGCGGTAACCGTGATGGCGGTATTGGAGGCAGCAGCCCTGGAGACCCAGGCCGTGGAGGTGGTGGAGCGCACTTAGCCAAAGGCGGTCCTGTCTCAATGCAACACTTGCAAGGCCCGAACCCAATGGGTCCAGATGACGGTTACGGCGCACTCAAGGATGGCGAGTACGTCATCAACGACAAGGCAGTAAAAAAATACGGTATTGAGTTGATGGATGCCATTAACTCGGGCAAGATTTCAAAGGGCAAGCTGCGCGGCTTGCTCGAAATGTAAGGAGAAACGATATGTCTAAAGGCGGCGGCAGCACTACAGCAACCACAGCAATTGACCCTGATCTGAAGGCGGCCTATCTCCGCAACATCGGCCAGGCTCAGAGCGTAGCGGGTGCATTACCAGCACGACAGTTCGCAGGGTTTAACCCGCTGTACCAGGCCGGCGAGCAGCAAGTCACAAATGAGGCTCTGACCCCGTTCACGGGTGAGTCTATCCAGCAGTTTATGAACCCGTACGAGAACGAGGTGGTTCAGCGTTCACTGGCTGATGTTGGTGGAGCATTGCAAACTCAACAATTGCGAGATCGTCAGGCAGCAACCGCTGCGCGCGCATTTGGTGGATCACGCCAAGGAGTGCAGGAGTCACTCACAAACGCTGCTGCCATCAAGCAGGCGGCTGATACCGCTGCTCAGTTACGCGCACAGGGTTACGGCCAGGCTGCTGGTCTGGCACAGTACGCCAAAGGCGCGAACATCTCCGGAGGCCAGGCTGTTATGGGTCTTGGCGGTGCGCGTCAGCAGTTGGAGCAGGCGCAGTTGGACGCACTACGCAACATTGGCTTAGAGAAGTTACAGATTGCATCTGGAGGCATCAGCACCCAGCTACCCAACCTCGGGATGACCCAGACGCAACCGTACTATCGAAACCAGACTGCTGGCGCTTTGGGTGGTGCATTGGCAGGCCAGCAGCTAGGCGGCGCAGCCTACGGTGGCTACGGCGCTGCACTCGGTGGCTTGCTTGGATACTTTGGATAAGGGGAACAAGATGGCAACACTGTACGGTGGTTATCAACGAAGACTTGCAGATTTGGGTTATGACTACTCGCCCACTGGAATCACCAGCCTAAAAAACGCTTTGTTTTCTGGTCGGGCTTATCCATCCAATATGTATGAGGACCCTCAAAAACTTTATGGAGAACCAGCATATAGGAATATTGCTCCGGTTGCTGCACCCGACATCCAGTATGGTGACTTACTCTCTGCACCATCAGGATCGCGGTACATCAATCAGACGTTGTCTGATCAATACTTGCGTTCAGCAACTGGTGAGGCTCCACCAGAAGATATGCAGTTAGAAGCTGGAGCAGCACCACAGCGCACACTCGGCCTGCTGGGTGATATGTTTGGCGGTGCATCAGCACTTGACGAGTACATGACGCCGGAGCAACGAGCGCAGATGCAGAACCAGGGCGTGATGGCGGCTGCCATGCAACTGCTTGCGGCATCAGGCCCGAGCCGCACGCCCGTGGGACTCGGTCAGGCGCTTGGTGAGGCGTATGGCGCTGGTCAGAAGGGCTACACGGCAGCGCAGCAGAATCTGCTTACGAGCATGACGATGAAGCAGAAAATGGAAGACGCGAAGGCCGCGAAGGCTATGCAGACTAACGTCTCCAATTTCCTATCTCAGAAAGCGCCGGAAGGCGTTGACGCCAATGCGTTCAAGGCGCAGCAGTACATGAAGCTGGCAGACGTTTACGCTGCAACTAATCCAGAGCAGGCCAGCAAGTTCTTTGACATGGCGCAGAAGCTGATGCCTGCAGCCGATAAACCAGTTGGTGAACCATTTAGGGCTGCTGATGGGAAATATTACCAGCGTACCGAATCAGGTAAAGCGGTGCTGTTTAGCGGAGGAACGGTAACGCCAGCAGACAAGCCAGTGGGTGAGCCATTTAGGGCTGCTGATGGTAATTTTTATCAGCGGACCGAATCAGGTGGAACTGTGCCATTTAGTGGAGGAACGGTAACGCCAGCAGCTAAACCTATGGGCGCTCCCATCAAGGTGACCGATGTATCTGGGAAACAAGTGCTGGTCAACCAGATGGATGATGGCACATTCAAAACAGCTACAGGCATTGGACCAGCCAAGGAAATGGTGCAAGTTGATGTAGGCGGGTCCATTAAATTTATTGACAAAGACAAAATTCCTGCTGGAACATCTTTCACCAAAGGACTTGCCCCGCAAATTGTTGGAAGCGCAGATACAGGTTTCTTTGTGTATGGTGGCGGTGGAGGCGGTGGAACCACTATAGGAGGCAGAGCGCCTGCTGCGGCTCCTGCTGCGGCTGGCGCTGCTGGTGCAGCACCTCCACCTGGTGGGCGTCAAGCTGCACCAGGGATGACTCAAATTATCCCTGGCACATCGTTCAAGAATGATGAGCAGTTGCGTGGTGAGTACATCAGGAACATGGAACCATTTGTAAAACTTGCCCAAGCATTTGAGAAGGTACAAGTTGCGGCTCTAAACCCATCAGGCGCTGGTGACATTTCGCTTATTTATGGCTACATGAAAATTCTTGATCCTAATTCAACGGTTATGCAGGGTGAACAAGCTACTGCGCAAAATGCTGGAAGCGTACCAGAGGCAATTCGGGCTAAGTACAACTCAATTATTGCTGGGGATAAGTTGGACCCGAATGTGCGTGCTGATTTCTTAAATCAGGCAAGGCTCATAGTTGAGTCTCAACGGACAATGGCTAATGATGTAAGAGACCGTTACAGCGAACTTGCTCAAGCATATGGTCTAAAGCCAGAACAGATTGTCTTTGATCCATTCAAGCGAATCAAAGCACCAGGCGAAGTTGTCAAGAGTGCGACTCCAATCAAGGCGAATGATTGGTGGAAAAAGTTTGATTTGCTACCGAAACCATAGGGGTAAAAAATGGCTGATATGACAAACCTTGAACGGGTACAAGAGAATGTGCGTAGGCTGCAAGCGCAGGGAGTTGATAACGCATCACTCGCTGAGTATTTGAAGACTGAGGGTTACACCCCGACCAGGTACGAAGAGGCGTCTAGGAAGATGAAAGAACTGGGCGGTCCTGCTGTCAACGCGGGATTTGGTCGCTCCCTGCTGCAAGGCTTGACGTTCAACACGGCAGACGAGATTGAGGCTGCAGCGAAGGCCATGATGAGTTCTGGCATGAGCGCATTTGACGCGCAGCAGACCCCTGGCGCGAAGCCTAAGTCAGCGTATGAGCAGGAACTTGCAAGGGTTCGCGCTGGCATTAAATCCTACGAAGAGCAGTACCCTGGACGGGCATTCACTGGTGAGTTGGTGGGTGGACTGATTCCTACGGTGGCCGCGATTGCTGCTGCCCCGTTCACTGGTGGAGCCACAGCGCCAGTCGCTGCATCCAACGTCGCCAGAACGGTGGCAGCGATACCAGGTCTTGGCCGTCAGATCGTGACCGGAGCAAAGGTCGGTGCAACGACTGGCGCATTGTCTGGTGCTGGTGCGTCTGAGGGTGGACTAGGCAACCGAGTAACGGGCGCACTTGTTGGAGGCACTGTAGGCACAGTGCTGGGCGCAGGGTCGCCAGTTGTAAGCAAGGCGGTAGTTGGAGGTGGCAGAGCCGCTGGTGAAGCTGCTGGCCTTATCACTCCGCAAACAGCTACTCAGAGAGCGCAGGAGTTGCTGGCGAAGAAGTTGGCCCAGGAGGGCGTAGCCCCAGCAGAACTAGCCCAGCGCCAAGCGCAGATCATCAAAACTTATGGACCGCGAGATGAGACGCTTGCGGACTACGGCGGCGAGTCTATGCGGCGTCTGGCGCGTGGAGCGATGGCTATCCCTAGTGCCAGTCAGACTGACGTGCGTCAGATGCTTACAGAGCGTGCGGTGGCGGCTGGTCCAAGGATTACGAAGGACATCACTGACCTGACGGCCATTGGTGAGCGTGACATCTACGAGGTGGCTGATGAGATCATCCAGCGCAGATCCATGCTGGCATCTCCACTTTATAAAGAAGCATATGCCGCTGGTGAGATCAACTCATTTGCCATTGACAATTTATTGAAGAAGTCTAAAGACATTCAGTTTGCTATCAGCGAGGCTCGCAGATTGCCTGATTATGCTGATTTGCCTGACAACTCGATGCTTATGCTGGACAAGGCATACAAGTACATTGGCGGCCTTGCAAACAATGCGAAAATTTCTGGCAAGTCATCTCAGGCAAATGATTTAGACGCTTTGCGTATATCTTTGCGCGACGCTATCACAGAAAAAGTTCCTGTTTATGGCAAGGCGCTTAGTGCATTTTCTGATGAATCATTACTTAAAGATGCGCTTGAAATTGGCTCTAAAAACTTCTTGAAGAAGTCACCGTCAGAGATCAACCGAGAACTTAAAAAGTTTTCGGGTGAAGCCGAGCAGCAGATGTACCGTCTGGGTGCGGTTCAGTCTTTGCGCGATGAAATTTACGGTATGCGCGAAACAGGGAATATTGCGGATAAGTTCTTGAACTCGCGTGAGATGCGTGACCGTATGCGCACCATCTTTAACTCAACTGGTGAGTACGAGACTTTCATAAAGAACCTGGAGCGTGAGCGCCAGATGGGTATAACCAGGGCAAGAATTGAGGGTGGTTCTCCGACTGCTCCTATCCAGCAGGACATTGCCGAACTGCAAGGACCGTCAGCGACTGAGATCATAGCCTCCGGCGCTCAGATGGCGCGTGGTGACTTGCTGGGTGGCGGCATGAGCATGGCGCGTCAACTGGCTCCGAGACTGCAAGGCATAAACGAGAACGTGGCCCAGGAGTTATCTGACATTCTGCTGAACCCCAGTTTTAACGTGCAGCAGCAGGCACTGCTGAATGTTGCGCCTATCATGGATGAGTTGCGTCGCAGAGCGTTGCAGCAACAAGTTAGGCAGGCCGGTGGATCAGCAACCGCCGGACAACTTGTACCTGGACTACTTGGAGACTAGACGATGGCTGAATTTACTGGATTGCTTGGTGACGCACTTGGGTATATGCAGGACCCTGTCCGCACTCCGCAGATGCGGATGCTGGGAGGCTTGCTATCTTCTTCTCTATCGAGTCTGGATGAGTCAGACAAGCGTTACCAGGTGCTTTACCAGAAGGCATTTGCTGACAAGAAAAACCCTATGCGGGTCACAGATCCTGATGCATTAGCAGAACTCACCAGCATGACAATGGGTGGCCCTATGGGTATGGCAAGCGCTGGTGTAACCAAGCTGGCTAAAGCGCCTCGCATGAGTGCTGCTGAAGCTGAAGCGCAAGGTTATTGGCATCCTATTGGAGCAGGTAAGAAGTTGCCCATTCCAGTTTCAGAGATGAAGATGGAATTGCAGCCAATTGGCAATCTACCACCAAAAATCATTGCGTCACCAGAAAAAATGCAAGGTGGTGCTATCACTCCATTCAGTGGTGATAGGTCTGCGGCTGGACAAAATCTTCTTGGCATTGGTGACACACGATTCCAGACACCTGTAGAACTACAAGGTGGCTATGACTTTATGCGAATGCAGTCGCCAACTGGTTCTGTTTGGGCGTCAGAACAAGGTGCTGCTCAGTCATTGCAAAACAGAATCAACGAGGCTGCGAAAGGAAACAGCGGAGATGTATACGGCGTATATACGGCTATGGGTCCTGAATCAATGAATTTCAACACCATGATGTCTGATGCCCTGCTTGAACAGATGAAAGCTGGAAAGATTTCAAAGAAAAATATTGCTGCTTTTGACCGTGAAGTTAGAACATTGCGTCCAGAGTGGGCCGGAGTTATGTCACCCGAGTCTCGATCACAACTTGAAACTAATGGCGCGTTACGTCATGCTTTTGTTAATAGGATGCAACTTGATGAGTTCCAAAATGCAGGATTCCCAAACATTGCGTACACGCGATATGCCATCACTGACCCATTGCTGCTGAACGAGCCAATGTACTCTGGTGGACTTGCAATTGGGAAGATGAAACCTGAGGCTGCTTTAATCACCAATCCAATATCACCACACAAAACATACGACACGCAATTGGCTGGTGAATACTTTGGTGGCTTTGAACAGTCTGTTCCTAAAGAAGTTCTGTTCCCTGATTGGTACAAGATGCGTCGTCAAATTGGCGCTCCAACAAGTGGTGATGTCAGATCATTCCAATTTGCAAAGCCTATACAGCCAACGAATCAAGAGTGGCTGGACAACCTTATGAATTACATGGGAACCCAAAAATCTCTCTTAGATTAACCAGGATCAAGTCAACCCTGTGTTGGGTCTCAATCTTGAATTCTGCTGGTTCAGATTGTTCTGATTCCACAGCAGATTCAATGTAAATCTGGAGAGTGTTAAACGCATCCAGCTTTTCTTCTTGCGTCATAGTTTCTAGTTTCTTCATCACTTCACTCCATAAAAAGCCGCCATCAGCGGATCAACCTTGATCTTCCTGCGCTTGCCACGATCACGCGCCAAGCGAAAGTCCTTGTCCTCTTGGGACTCACGATCACGCACCCGCTGCACGCGCTCATACCCCGAGTAGGCCGGTGGACGTGGAGCGTCAGTGCCTATCCCCCAGGCGTAGACCCTGGCAATCGTCCCCCTGGTGCGGGACCAGCCTGCAACGTAGACCTGGCCGCGCTCATGCATCTTCTTCATGTTGTACTCAACCGCACGCTCGGACAGGAACACCGTAGCCGCCAACTCCTTGCGCGTCATGGGGCGCTTTCTGAGGGCGCTCTCAATCTGCTTTAGGCGGGTTGGCTGCACGATCTACTTTCACTTTCTCCATCGTCGAGAACCGGTGGCCGTTAGCGCATTCATAGCGGCGGTAGACTTCATTGTCGTATTTGTGCCGCGTCTCAAGCACGCGGGTCCAGGCTTTGCACTGCGGTTGTGGGCAGATCATGTGCCCTCCTGTGGTGGTGTGCAAGTGTGGATGACGGTCTTGTCGGCTGTGCGCTTGCCGCAGCGTTCGCAGAAGTTCCACTCCCACGCTACAGGCTCCTGTGCTGGCTGTGCCAATGCTGCTTTGAAGTCAGCCACAAAGTCAATCGCTTGCAAGCCGTACTCATCCAGTATTGCTTTGATGCCCGCCCATTCTGATGGTGGCTCCTGCGCTGCATTGCAGATTTCGCATTGCTCTCCGCGTAACCAGCCATGACCACACCGCCAGTTGTTTCTGCGCCATGTGTCTTCGTTCCACGGCTCCTGCAACTTGTCCGCAGCCATCTTTTGCTTTGAATCAAATCCGGTCATCACTTGCACTCCTGGGTAAATAAGGCGGCGATGCTGCCGCAGATAGGCTCATACGTGTAGTAGCCCCAAGCCATGCAAGCCGAGACTATGACGGCGACAACGCCAATGAAGAAGAACACTGTCGCTATCAGGCCCAGGACAATGCTGGCCCAGGACTCAATTTCATCGTCTGTATCCATGATGCGTACTCCGGTGAATCAAACACAAACAGCATGACGCACAGCGCCAGCACGACTAGGCTAATTGGCTTTGGCATACGCCAACTCGGTCTGGATCGACTTCAACTCCTGGCGCAACGTCTCCAGTTCCTGGTCCAATCGTTTCTGTGCGGTCTCAGCACCACGCGCCCAGCCTGCCAGGGCAGCCTCGGTGCAGGCGGTATGCAGGACCGTAGCCAGGTCACCGCGACTCAAGATGCCAAAGTCACCAACAGCGGGTAAGTGCGCGAACACTGTGCGCTTGATCTCGATCTCTAGTGGATTCATCATGCGAACCACCATTGAGTTAGGACGTAGGAAAGTGCGGCGAGGATTGCGGCAGAGAGTGCCGCGTCAAGGATAAGTTTTTTCATGCTCCGATTCCGATCTGAAAGGTTTGCTGAAGGTAGTGGTTCTGCGCCATCACCTGGTCGCGCTCATTGTCCTGCTCACGGCGGCGCGGGATGAAACGCTCAACGTAAGACCGGTGCGGGATCACGAACCCGTAGGACATAGGCTCATGGAAGAAGTTGCGTTGGTGCAATTCCGAATCGCGCAAAAAGGCTTCTGGGTTCTCGCGCTGCAAGCTGGCGGCGACCTTGTCGATCTGATCGCCTCCAAAGCAAGCGGCAGCTTTAAGCTGGCTGCGCTGGTAGTCTGTGAGTTTCATTGTGGTGTCTCCTAGTGGTTAAGCGGTGGTTGTGATAAGAAAAGCGTCTGCGCCGATTTCGCCCCAACGGATAGCAACTTCATAAGCGTTGCCCTCAACGCACTCTTTAGCGTAATCAAGTGTTTCACCAGTGGCAACCATTTCGTCGATGCTTGTGCCATTGATGCTGATAACAGCAACGCGGCCAGTTGGGTCTTGTACGGTGATTGAGTAGTCTTTAGTCATTTGGTTTCTCCGGTTGTTGATGAAGTGATCATCTCATAAATGATACCAACAGCAGTTGCTAATTGATTAGGGATAACCCTTAGTAAAAAGAATGCATAATGCGTCACTTAGGAGTTGACAATACCATCATGGAATCCACTACACAACAAGCAATCAGAGCCATCCGCGAGAAAGCGGAACGATCCGGTTTCACTCTAAGCGATGTCGCATACGCCGCAGGCATTGATAAGGCCCAGGTCTCGCGCTGGTCCACCGGCAAGGTCGTTCCACTGTACTCGGCAGTCATCAATCTGCAAGAGGCTTGCGATGCCCTGGTAGAGGCCAGATTGCTGGCGCTACAGAAGGAGAGGCAGCAGTGATTCACTATCACGGGACGCCTATTAGTCCCATGAAGGCCATAGAGACAATGGGCGGCAAACACTTTTGCGTTTCTTATGCCCAACCTCAAGACTTAAAACGCTGTTTGCGAATTGGGCAATCACTCATGTTGGACAACGGAGCATTTAGCGCAAAAACAAGGGGATTTCCTTTTGACCGTGATGGGTTTTATGCTTGGGTTGAGCCTTTTTTGGCACATCCACATTGGGCGGTTGTGCCTGATGTGATTGATGGGTCGATAGATGAACAGCGGGAAATGGTTAAATCTTGGCCTTTTCGTAAAGATATGGGCATTCCGGTGTGGCATCTTGGCTTGCCAATTTCTTACCTAATTGAATTGTGCGATGCATGGGGACGGGTATGCTTTGGGTCAGCCGGTGAGTTTTGGCAGATTGGCACATCAAAATGGTGTCACCGTATGGATGAGGCATTCAACGCTTTGGTAAACACTTACGGCAGACAAATCCCTTGGGTGCATGGAATGCGTATGCTTGGGCAGGCAAGCGGACCTTGGCCTTTGGCGAGTGCCGATTCGACTAATGTTGCGCTGCATCACGCAGAGCATTTAGAGTGCGCTGGTTGCATGGCAAAGCGCATTGATTCAACCAATCCACCGACAAAGTGGAATATTCAACCACTACAAGAGGTTTTATGTTGATTGCTGCCATTGTTTGTTACGCCATTGCCATGACATTGGCAAACCTATCCATTGCCACCTTTGGCGTTTGGGTCAGTCCTATCAATGCGTTTTTGTTCATTGGACTCGACCTGGCATTGCGGGATTGGTTGCAGATGCATATTAAGGCCTGGCAGATGGCGCTCTTGATTGCAGTTAGCGGCGTCCTGACCTACGCCTTGAACCAGGATGCTGGCATGATTTCTGTGGCATCTGCTGCATCTTTTACGTTGGCAGCACTTGCGGATTGGGCGGTATTTTATAAGGTAACAGGGTCTTGGTTCAAGCGTGCTAATGCATCCAATGTTGCGGGTGCAGCAGTTGACTCTGTGGCGTTTCCGACAATTGCTTTCGGTGTGCTGATGCCGGAAATCATTGCCCTGCAATTTTCCGCCAAAGTGGCTGGTGGATATGTTTGGTCTGTGTTGCTTGGGAAACTCAAATGAGTTTCGTTATCGGCATCGACCCAGGCATCAGCGGAGCCATTGCTGTGTTTGATTGGTACTCATACACCTTAAAAGAAGTCATTGATATGCCCACCTTGGAGGTGGACTCTGGCAAGACGAAAAAACGGCATATCAGCGCGGCAGGGTTACGCAACATATTGGAGGGCTACCCCGACTCGCACGTCGTGATTGAGAAGGTTGGCGCTATGCCAGGCCAAGGCGTGACCAGTATGTTTAACTTTGGCCGCAGTGCAGGCATCATTGAGGGAGTTGTGGTTGGCTTGAAGATTCCGCACACCTACGTCACTCCGCAGACCTGGACGAAGGCTATGGGCCGCGCAGCGGGTAAGGATGCCAGCCGTATGCGTGCAATGGAACTGTTCCCTGCCAAAGCTGACCTGTTCAAGCGTGCGAAGGACGATGGTCGCGCAGACGCTGCTCTTATTGCTTACTGGTACATCACAAAAAATGCTTGACCAACTACGCACCATGCGCGAACACATTATCTGGCTGGGGACTCAGTTGGAGCAGGAGCGCGAATCATCACGCGATAAGACTGTCCTGCTCAAGCGCCTGCTGGACCCCGATGACCTGGGGCACGCGGTCACCAACGAAGTCAGGAAACAAGCCTACGCAATCATTTCAAACGAACACGAAAGAGAGAGAGAAAAATGGAACGGATCAAACTAAGGCCGAGCGCCGCATCACGCTGGATGGCTTGTCCTGCCAGTGTCCACCTATCAGTCGGCATTCCTGAGTCGCCTAGTGGCGAAGCCGCGCAGATAGGCACTGCCATCCACGCGTTGGCCGAGACGTGCTGGCAGACAGAGGATGACCCAAAGAACTACATCAACAAGATGGTTGAGCAAATTGTCATAACCGAGCAGAACGCTGAGTTTGCGCAGCTACACCTGGACACCATCAAGCGCCTAGAGACTGATCTAGGCCGTGTCCTGGTGGAGCAACATGGTACGCTGCTAAACACGATGCAGATCTTTTTGGCTGGGACGTGCGACGTTGTTGGGTACAGCGTTAAGGACAGCATCATTGAGATCGTGGATCTGAAGACCGGACGCAACTACGTTGACGCTGACTCCGCACAGTTAAAAATATATGCCCTTGCCATGATGCGTGAACTGGGAGACTTCCAGACCATCAGGCTGACCATTGTTCAGCCCCAGATCGGCGCTAACCGCACTCACGAGATGACGCTGGCCGAACTGAACGAGTGGCGCAGCAAGGATTTGATGAAGGCAATTGAATCTATCAGCTATGGCAACGCCTACCCAACCCCGTCACGCGATGCCTGCAAGTATTGCCCTGCCAAGCTACACTGCCCAGCCTTGCGGGAGAAGGCTTACGAGTTGCCCCTAGCGCCTACCAAGGAACTCAGCGATCTGGAGATCTCCACCTGGTTGGAACAAGGGGAACTAGTGGAGGCATTCTATGAAGAACTCAAGAAGGTGGCGACTAAGCGCTTGGAGGATGGCGCTGCAGTGCCAGGATGGAACTTAGTTCCGAAACGCGCCATTCGTAAGTGGAAGGCAGACATTGACATCAGCAAATTGCCGATTGAGACTGCCAAGCTGTACAAGAGCGAACCGATAACGCCAGCGCAAGCTGAGAAATTACTGAGCAAAGATGACCGGCATCTGCTCGACGATTTGACAGAGAAGGTCTCAAGCGGACTGACTCTGGCAAAGATGTTGGAATCCTCCGACATCTAACTTTGGGCGCAAGCCCGTTACTTAGGAACTGAAAATGCTAAATCTTTCAAACAACAACGGTAGTGGAAACAGCTACATCCGCTATGCACCCCAGGCTAACGCTTGGACGAACCGCGACGGTGAGGAAATCCAACTCAAGAAGGTGGTCATGGATCTGGACTCGGTGCAGACCGGCTGGTTGATGATTGGTGCTGGCGTACGTGACTGGCAGCCAGATGAGGTGCTGGGCGCTAAGAGCCAATCACCTGGAGAGGGATACAAGCGCGGGTTTGTGGTGACGCTGTACTCAAAGGAACTCGGCCTGGTGGATTGGAGCGCCAACGCCTATGGTCCATGTAAGGGTTTCGAGAAAATCTACAACGAGTGCGACAAAGCTGCAGGCGATAACGGCGGCAAGCTGCCGGTAATTGAGTACGTCAACAGCACCGCCGAGAAGGTTGGTAAGGGCAACACGCGAGTACCGAACTTTAAGTTAGTCAGTTGGGTTGCGCGGCCTGCTGGCATGAACGCTGAAGATGGCCTGGAGCATTGGGCCGAGCCGGAGCCAGCACCAGCGCCAGTACGCAAGGCCAAGCCAGCGCCTGCGCCTGTGATGGATGACGAAGAGTTCTTTTAACCAGTAGTCTGGTGGCCGGTGGGTTGATCTCCACCGGCTTTTTTTTCCTCTAAAAAAGTACAAGTATGAAATTTCTATCAGTTTGCAGTGGGATTGAGGCGGCAAGCGTCGCCTGGCATCCATTGGGATGGGAATCGGTGGCGTATTCCGAGATTGAGCCGTTCCCTTGCAAGGTGTTGCAGCACCATTACCCAGACGTTCCCAACTTGGGCGATATGACTAAATTTAAGGAGTGGCCTGATGCAGATGTCGATGTTTTCGTTGGAGGAACACCATGCCAATCATTCTCAGTCGCAGGACTCAGAAAGGGATTGGATGACCCGCGTGGCAACCTCATGCTTACCTATCTTGCCATTGCTAAACAATATCGCCCCAACTGGCTGGTCTGGGAAAACGTCCCCGGCGTTCTGTCCTCCGCTGACGGACGGGACTTTGGTTCCCTCCTCGGAGGGTTCGCATATCGGGTGCTTGACGCTCAATATTTCGGAGTGGCACAGCGACGCAAACGTGTGTTCGTTGTCGGATACCTTGGAGACTGGC